AACATGCAAAAGAGAACTTGCTGTACTTGCATGACCAAGTGCCAGAATAAACTCGACCACGTAGCCAAATGTGGTATGACGGTGCTAGGTCTGTTACCGACCGTTGGGTCAAAGAGTACGGCATCCCAGATACGTCAATTGCTGGTGTTCTGGCTGCGTTGTCTCCGCAAAAAGACTGGTATCAAAACGCTGCGCTTGCCGAAAAAACAATCTCTATTGCCACACAACAAAAAGATACTCGCGCTACAAATGAAATGATTGACTTGTTCTACGGCCTTAAGGACGGCAAGGGCAAACCTGTCTTTGACAAGCCACAATACCGGCCAATGATAGAAGCAATACAAGGCAAAACATACGCAGAATTGACGCATGAAAACCCAACGGTTGAACGTGCTATGAAAGCACTTTTTGTCAGGCTATATGACCAGACCTACAACACGCCAGAGTACAGAATACTTAGCCCAGAAGGTGAGTTTTTAGACTTGGCAAGGAATGCGGACGGTACGCCGTCAAAAGCTGGTTGGGGGTCTTTAAACGAAATTGGTAAGGCGATTGGTGCAATTGAGGCCAACGGTGATGTCAATATTATTTCGCCGTTAATGGGCGAAAGACATAAGGTTCGCAATTTCTATAACAACATCTATGCGCCCAACTCTAAACTTGGCGAGGTAACAATTGACACCCATGCGGTCGCCGCCGCGCTATTACGCCCACTGTCTGGCAACTCTCTTGAGGTTGACCACAATTTTAAGAACCAATCAATCGCTGGCAGAGGCACAACAAAAGGTTCAAGCGTATCGGGAGTTAATGGCAACTACGGTCTGTATGCAGAGGCGTATAGACGAGCCGCTGCCGAGCGGGGCATTCTACCCCGACAAATGCAATCAATAACATGGGAAGCGGTGCGGGGTTTGTTCACTGATACTTTCAAATCAAATGCAAATAATGTTGCTGAAATTGATGCAATTTGGCAAAAGTATAAAAGTGGCGAAATAGAACTGGACGAGACAAGGAGACAGGTAAATGACCGAGCCGGTGGCATCAACCCTCCAACCTGGCAGTAACGATGAAACGCTTGCTCTTATGGAAGCATTCGAAATGCCAATGACGCGAGAAACATATCTTGAGTTAGCCTTTATGGGCGAGGCTCCAGACGAACTGTCGGCAGAGCAAGAAGCCGATTTGCCGGAGCAATTTAGGAAAGACTGAACATGAGTGTGCTTGGTGACGAAACCATAGGCCCAGAGCCACAACAACCAATGGTGGCCCCCGCTGTTGTTGAGGAAATGACGCCCCCAGTCGAGCCGGAGCAAGAAGGTGTTGAGGTTGCTGGCCCCGGTCGGCTTGGTGCCGCCGCCGGTCGTTTTATTCAGCGCAACACACCAGGCATTGGCGAGTTCGCAGACGTTACCACCCGCCCCGGAAATGATGGCGTATCAGACGCCGCTGCCGGTCGAGCCGCGCAAACCCTACAATCTACCGGGACAATGCCACTAGCGGTCGTTGACAAGGGCGATATCATTACGCGACCGGCTACCGCTGAAGAGATGGCCGAGTTGACCAAGTACCGTGAGGAAGGCGTTGACCTTCCCGGCATTGATGTCATCCTGCCCAACCTGTCGAAGATTGGCATCGGTCACAACAATGCCCCACCAGACCAAACACTTTCAGCAAGTGACCTTTCACCAGAAGAACTGGACTTGCGCCGTCTTATCACGGCCACCTTTGATGCCTACAAGGATACGGTCGCGTCTAGTGGTCAGCGCATTCTAAGAAAAGGTGACCGTGGGTTTGCGGACATCATAGCAGATGCTGACCAGATTGGTTCTGTTGATATCTTCCTAGACCTAATGAACCGCAAGCCTGGGGACCGGCCATTCACAGACAGCGAGTTACTTGCGGCACGGCGTACAACCGCTGCCCTGCAAATGGAGACATTGCGTTTAATCCGAAAAGCTAAAGAAACTGGTGACCCAATTGACAAGGCCCGCGCAGCCCAAGCATTTGCCCTAGAGGGTTATGCCAGTATTCAGCTAGTTGGAGTGCAAGAAGACATTGGGCGTATACAGGTGTCCAATAAGATTATTAGTTCTCCAAGCAGAGAACGTACTGATGCTATGCGGACTGTGCTAGAAAACCGAGGCGTGAACCCTGGAGCCACGGCGCTAATTGATGCTACCAATGTTGACCAGTTCTTAGAGGCCAATGGCGGCGAGGCTGCAATTGACTTCATGCTCCAAGTTTATGAGGACTTGCCGACCGACATGTCTCGGCACGAGTTTGCACGGCGCGGTATATTCCGGCGCGGTGCGGATATGCTGATAGAAATTTACCAATCGGCATTGCTGTCCAACCCTCTCACGCATTCGTACAATGCGGCAAGTACAATGGTGATGCTTGAGACATTAATGGTTGAGCGCATGTTAGAGGGTCGGCCTAAAGAGGCATTCGCCATGCTAACCGCTCAAGCCAAGTATCTTCCCCAGGCATTCCGCGCCGGGTGGTCAGCATTAAAAAATGAAGGCGTAGTGTCTGGCACCCAGACTAAAATGGACGTTAACATGCGGGCTATCTCTCGGCAGGGCGCTGGCTTGAGAAATGCGGCTGAAGGCGGTAGCGGTTTTGAAAGCACGGCAGCTAGTTTCTTTGATGGTTTTGGCATTATGATGCGCTTGCTAGGCTTTCGGCCAATGCTGGCAATGGACGAGACATTTAAGGCGATGGCGCGTGGCATGCAAGTTGAGGCGCTTGCTGTGCGGGCGCAAACTGAACGCTACCGAGCCGGAATTGATGCGGGTGAAACTCCAGAAGTGGCGCATAATGAAGCCGCCGCCGCACATCTTCGCACCCTGCATTCTCGCAGCGCTTTTGACGAGGGCGAGAACTTTGCTCAGATGGCCACGTTCCAAGATGACCTTAGTGGTGTTATGGCTCAAGCACAGGGATTGTTCTCTCATCCTATTATTAAGATTTGGGTGCCATTCTACAAAACGCCTACGCAAGTTATGCGCCGGATTATGGAGCGCACACCGATGGGCCTTGCTATGCCTAGCGTCATGCGGGACAAATTAATAAACGGCACCAACGCCGACCGCCGGGAAGCCTTGGCGCGTATATCAACCGGGTCCGCTATCTTCGGCACCTTAATGTATACCGGCACAGGTGGCGTTAGTGATGACTTCACCATGACCGGGTATGGGCCAACCGATGCCAAACAACGCCGGACTTGGCTGCAAAACCACGAACCTTATTCAGTCGGTATACGCAAGAAAGACGGTTCCTGGGATTGGATAAGCTACGCCCGGTATGACCCGTTCTCAGGCATCTTGGCTGCATCAATGGATACCGCCGAGGTGTTGCAGTATTCTGATGACACAGACACCGCCGACAATCTGATGCTGAACGGTGCAATTGCAGTCACCCGGTATGTAGGCACCGCTCTTCCAATGTTGCAATTCGTTGGCGAACTGGTGGACGTTGCCGGGTCACCGTATGAAGAGCATAATAGCAAGGTGGCGCGGATCCGGCAGCTTATGACTAAGCAAGTAACATCAGCGGCTCTCATCACTTCTCAGCAAGTCGCGACAGCCGGTCTAGGCTCCCAGGGCATGTTGGCCACCTTTGAGCGTTACATTGACCCTACAGCGCGTGACAGCCGCCCAGAGAACCAATACGACCGAGTGCCGGGGTTTGGCCTACAGCCAGAGATACGGGGCATGTACGAGGCTATGCAATACGTGCGGTCTAGAACCCCAGGTCTATCGCAAGACTTGCCGCCAAAGCGGAACCGTTGGTTTGAGATACAGATGCAAGGCCCACAAGATGGTGGAGCCTGGCGCATGGTCACGCCAATGCGGGTCTTAAACAAGCCCGGCGCTAACACAATCAACGCAGAACTGAACCGGCTTAAGCTGGGGTTTAAGAACTTGCCCAACTCAATGGGCGAAAGCATGTTGCGCCTTAACGGTGAGCAATACGAGCGGTATATTGAACTGTACAATTACCCGGCTAATTCAAAATACGCCAACGAACTATTCGGCCCTGACAAAAACGTATGGCCACCAAACGTCTTGGGAGCAATGCTGGAGTTCATCAGCCCTCGCGGAGAACAGCATGACGTTTATAAAGACCTAGTGCCGGGCAAGCAGATAGAGATACTGAACGGCGTCAATGGCACATACATGGGTATCGCCAAGCAGCTTATGCTTTTAGAATTCGATGACCTACGCGCCCAAGTGGACAAGGTGAAGAACTACAAGGACTATCGCGGTCGCAATCCCAGAAGCATTGGCCCAGCTACAGACGCCCAGATGAGAGCCGCCGACCGTAAGAACCAGAACTTGGTCAACTCAACCACAATGGATGAGTTACTAGAACAATGACAAATCACCCAAAACAGTGTACAATCATTAATAGGAAGGATTGGTAATGGCCACTTTTGCAATCAGCGCAGTCACGCGCAAAGCCCAGGCCACGGCCAATGGCTCAACCACTGAGTTCTCGTTTAGCTTCTCTGTAAACACTGAGGCTGATGTAGCGGTGTTTGTCGGCACTACGCTTAAGACAATCAGCACACACTACACGGTCAGCATAACTTCCAGCACCGGCGCGGGGTCTATCACCTTCACGTCAGGCAATACGCCAACGAACGGCCAGATAGTCACAATAATGTCCAAGACTGCACTGGCCCGGTCAAGTGTGTACACATCCGGCGGCACGATAAATGCCACCAGCCTAGAGACAGACTTCGACACAAACATGATGCTGTTCCAGCAACAAGACGAGCGCCTAGACCGCACCTTGATTGCCCCGGTTGATGACGCCACCAGCATCGATATGACCCTGCCAAACAAGGACGCCCGCAAGGGCAAGGTCTTGGGGTTTGACAGTTCAACCGGCAACCCAGAAGCCACCCAGCAGGTTACCGGGGCGGCGGTCAATGTGTCCACCGTATCGGCTGGAGGTTCAGCAACGGCATCTGTTTCTGTTAGCGGCGGCACGGCTACGTTTGCTTTAGGCATTCCGACCGGCGCAACAGGTGCCACTGGTGCCACAGGCGCAGCGGGCGGCGGCATGGCTGAACTCAGTTCGGACAGTTCGCCCCAGCTTGGCGGGGCACTTGATGTTGTGACACATGACATTGTTACAACAAGTAACCGCGACATAGAGCTTGCACCGAACGGAACTGGCAAAACTGTTCTTAAAGGCAACGATAACCCCGGCACTTTAGTATTTAACTGTGAAAACAACAGCCACGGCCAAACGGTAATAGCACAACCGCATTCCGCAAGTGTAACTAACACACTGACATTGCCAGCGGGCGGCAACCAGACATTAGTTGGCACGGCGGGCGCAACTTTTACAGGTGATGTGACTGTGCCAGATGGTGACCTCATTTTGGGTAGTACTGCTATAACAGCTACAGCAGCAGAAATTAATCTTATAGATGGAGGTACTGCCAGAGGAACTACAGCCGTAGCTGATGGGGATGGTTTTCTCACCAATGATGGTGGGACTATGAGAATGACTAAAGTAGATACTTTAGCTACTTATATAAATACCAAAGTTGGCGCAACAGCTGTTGTTTTTCCCTCAAACTGGGCATCACCAACAAACACTTATACTTCGTCAGGTACATGGAGCAAAGGGTCTTTGTCTGACGATGATTATGTTTGGGTTTACTTGTTAGGCTCTGGTGGCGGGGGCGGCTGTTACGATGGAGCCGATACTAATGGTGGAGATGGGGGGTCTGCGACGCTTCTCTACGGTAAAGCTAGCTTATTTAATGGTGGAGCGTATGTTATTGGGGCCGCGAAAGCCGGTAATGCTGGCGGCACTAACGCTTATAGCGGTACTACTCCAAATGCTTCAACATTTACTCTTTCCTCAGCAAATGGAAGTTTAGTATTTTCAACTGCAGGGGATTCAAACACTACCTCGGATAGAGTTATAGAAATAACTTCGGGTTCTTTAGACGTTATTAGTAACACTGGTGATGATTTTACGTTAGTTTCACAAACGCAGTCGGGGAGTATTTTTAGTAGCTCCTCCGTTTTGCCAACTGGGGTTGCTTATGTATACCGTGCGGCGGGAAAAACGTACCATGGAAGTAATCGTGGTGTTGAGCATAGTTTGTTTGGGGGAGGTAATGGAGGTGCTTACAAAAACGGCGGCACTCTTACGTCATTGCCGGGAACCAGTGAGTTCTCTGGGGCAGGAGGTGCAGCAGCAACAACAGGAACAGACGGGTCTTCGCCGGGAGGTGGCGGTGGTGGGTCAAAAAACTCCAGCAATGCTGGTGGCACAGGTGCAGCAGGAAACATGAGGGTTTATCATGTCTAAAACTTGGTACAATAAAACAACAGGTGATGGCGCAGTCTTTGATGACGCAGAGGATATGGCTAATTGGCCTGACTTTCAAGCAGACCCAGTGACTGCAACTGCAACCCAAGTACGAGCGCAGCGTGACGAACTGTTAGAGGCGTCTGACAAAATGGCACTAGCTGACAGGATTACAGACGAGTGGCGCACGTATCGACAAGCCTTGCGTGATTTGCCAGCGCAGTCGGGCTTTCCTGATGTAACCTTTCCGGTGGCACCGAGCTGATGGATAAAAGAACTGTAGCCAGCGCACATGAGCGTATCGATGGAATAGACAACAGGCTCGTTGCACTTGAGGTGCGGCTTGAAGAAAGATGGCTGGAGCAACTGCACAGAATGCGTAGGCTAGAACATATTATTTTAGGGTCAGCCGCCGCCACAATCGCCCTGCTTCTCAGCCTAATAATGGAGTAAAGACATGGTAACTATCGTGGACCTTAACCCTCATCTTCGTACAATTAACAAACGTACCGATGATGTTGAACAGCCAAAGCCTGAGAAGCGGAAGCGCGGACGGCCCAAGAAAACTGACAAGAAGTAAATGACATGCCCATTGCGGAGATTTTAGTCGGCATCAGCCTGGTCAAGGCATCAGCCTCGGCCATTAAGGAAGGTTGTTCAGCCGCTAAGTCTCTCAGCGATATGGCCAGTTCTGTTGATGCTCTATTCGAGGGCACCAAACAGGTTCAGAAGGCACGGGCCAATCACTCCGGCATGTCCATCAAGGACCAGCTTGGTGCAGGGTCAGCGGCTCAAGAAGTCATAGATGCCCGCTTGGCTAAGGAGCTATTGCATGAGGCCCGCATGGCTATCTCAATGAGATTTGGACCGGCAGCATGGACCGAAATTGTTCAGCTTCAGCAAGCTAGGGACAAGGAAGCAAAGCGTCTGGCGGCGGTTGAGGCGCAAGCTCGGTTAGAAAAGCGCGAGGCAATACAAGGCGTGTTCATTGTGATTGCCAGCGTGGTCATAGGCATCACCATCATTGCCGTCATCGGTGCGGTAATCTGGGCAAGCCAGCAAGTGCCACCGCCAGCGGAGGGGGTGCGATGATGATACCCGTACTGGTTTTATCTGTGACTATGGCCGGGCTGTTAGACCCGCCGACCGTGGTTTGCCATCTGTGGAAACGCCTTGAAATAAACGAGGTCAAGCAGTGTATTTATCGGGGGCCAAACAAGACGTTCTACACGCACTTCGTCACAAACAGTTACCGCGAATGTGTCCCCACTTTTAACTGTCCATACAACCGCAAAGACAAGACCCCGTCAGTGCAAGACATCTTGCGGGGCATAAATGAAGGGTTCTCCAAATGACACTAGAAGAAAAGCACC